TCATACCTTGCGGGATCCGGCGCCTCTTCGATCGAGCCGAATATTGAGAGGGTCGACGTAAGGTATGTCGACAAGAAAGGCCGACATATCCTTGTTGAAATCAAGCCTTGTGATCTGGCAACCGTACGCTTTGCTATTCGTGCGGCAATTGGGCAGCTACTAGACTATCATCAGAAGCACGCTGGCGATCCTGAACTTCTGATTGTCGTTGACTGTAAGCCGCACGCAGATGATCTCGCGTTAGCCATTGATAACGGGTTCGGCACGGCGTGGCGTAATGGATCTGGATTCGATCTTATATGGCCGAAGCAACCCAAACCGAAACACAAGTCGAAGCGCGAATAGGTCAGCAAGCATGGCTACAACGCGAGGATCGATCTGCGCGAGGCGCGCGCTGAGCCGCAAGCGGCGAAGTGATATACAAAATTTCGTTGGGGGGGAATTTGATGGTCTATCAACGCGGAACAGTATCAGTCGATGTCCACTTCGCCCGCTTCGGGTCAAAGAGCTACGCCATCGACAAGATCAACTCGGTTGATGTGCGGGTGGAACACAAGTCCGGCTGCCTATGGATTGCATTACTGTTTTTGACGATCCTGTTCGCCTTGGCAGCAATGGGCGCGGCAGTTTCGTCGGAGGGTGATTCAACGGCTTCGTGGGGGATCACTGCCATTCTGGCTGTGATAACGGTGTTGGCCTACCGGTCTCGTCCCAAGCCGACTTATCATTTGATGTTGGCGACTTCGTCAGGTGAGGTGCAGGCGACGAAGTCACAGGACGATGAGGCGATCTACGAACTGCGTACAGCGATCGAGGCTGCAATGATGGAGGGACGCTGAGTGCCTGTCATTCACAGCTGCTTGTACGCGCAATTCTTAGTGGAAGGTCGCAAACGCCTCGATTTCTGTAAATCAGTTGGGTGACAGCAAGTGGCATATCTTACACTCGAAACGGGCGAATTTCGACGGACTTTCCATTCACGAGGCGATCTAGAAGATTGGTGGCAAAGCGAAAAGGAAGCTTGGTCCTGGCTAGCGGAGGCTCCCGATGATCGCTTCACCGATGTGATCGCGAAGTTTAGAAATGTCGATGCCGTATTCGCCGAACCTGAAGGTAAGGAACACATTGCGCGCGCGTTGAAGGCTTTGTTTCATCCTAGCCATCTTGGGCCGAGACCTAGTCAATCAGACGAAGGGATGAGGATACTGGACGCCTACCAATTGACCGGGCGAACGCCGGCAATGCAATTTATGCTGCTAGACATGGCGCCTTCTCAGATTAATTGGAGAGGAGACCCTGTCGGCGTTGCTGCAGCGCTCAAGGCTGCAAGTGCAGCTTATGCGCTGGCGAAGCTCGATAAAGCGGTGTTCAATAGTGAACGGCGTGCTTATCGCGAAGGTCTCGGGCGGATTGAATCTAAATTCCAGAAGCTGGAGGCTGATCAACGAGCGGGCTACGCCTCACGGCGCAAGGCCTATCGTTTGGCTGCTCGAAAGCTTTTCGAAAGAAGCCGGAAGCTTTGGAATGATGGTCAGTCCAAGATGTACACGGAGAACTGGGAAGCGGTTTCCAGTATTCAGGAGACTGAGCAGCGTTACAAAGTGCAGATGGCTTTGGCTGCGCCGGTTCAATATTGGAAGGACAAGGCGAAGTCTCATGGGAGTTGGGAGGTCGCTTGGGGGCTTATAACCTTAGCGTACTTCGCACTTTCCGCGTGGGCAATATACGAGATAGCGATTTGGTCTGCAGATTACTTGCTAGGGCTAAGTAATGCTGACCAATCGTTGAGGACGCCAGTTTATATAGTTGTCAGTGGTGCCGTTCTGGGCGTGACGACACTGATTTTCTGGGCTGGAAGGCTGTTCTCCAAGCTGTACCTCAGCGAGCATCACCTTAAGTCGGAATGTCTCGAAAAAGCCGTTATGACGCAAGCATTTCTTTCAATGGAAACACGTGAAGATTTTAGCCCTGAAGAGCGCGCAGTTGTGCTGGCGTCAATCTTTCGAAGCAGTGCTGACGGTATGGTGAAGGATGATGGGCCGGGTGACATCGGCCTACCGTTGCTGCTTTCGCGCATCGTATCCAAGTCGTGACAAACGCCCGTTCATCCCTTGTCAAGGGTTGTTGACTTACATGTCAACACTGTTAGAGCTCGTTGAAACTGGGGCGCTTGTTGCCTACGATCCAGACTTAGGTCCAGGAAGCCTTGAGGAACGTCGAATTTACATGTTGGCTCGCGTGCCGGAACAGATCGAACAGCGCATAGTAGGAACGAAGTCAGACCGTCACATTGAGATTTTGCCCGAGGAACAACTCGATGGATTGCTGGCCGATTTCTGCGAAGGTGTTGAAATAGCGGTGGGGACCCAATTCAAATGTCTAATTCCTCAGGAAAATGGCGTCTGGGAACTTAAAACACCTGATGTGCGAATGTTCGGATGGTTTCATCAGAAGGATTGTTTCATCGCAACTGCAGTGGATGCGAAGTGGCGAATTCTAGAGCACCATACCTACCGGGGCTATATAGCTGAGGCGGCCCATCTTCGATCTCAGCTATTCGGCGACGATGTACAATTTATTCAGGGAACGGAACCTGACGATGTCCTATCGAACTGGTGTTAAAGGCCATCGGCGTGCTGCTGCACGCTTGGTAGCTAAGGTTCATCGCACAATCCAAAAGGCATACGAAAAGCGCCGAAAGGATGGGTTGACGCAGACTGCCTTGGCCGATTGCCTTGGAGTGCATCGATCAGTTGTGAATCGGCAACTGAATGGACGTGATGACATTTCAATTGCCCGTGTAGCCGAATATGCAAACTTGCTGGGCTATGATGTCGAGTTCGATTTTGTCGAGCGTTCAACGATCGCAGGAGCAAACCACACTCAGGCGATACCACCGGTTTTTGCTCAGACTGCATCGAGTGGCTCGACGCCAATGTATGCTTTTGGTGCTGGACAGACTGCAGCGAGAAAACCAGTGAATTTGGAAGATCAAGTTGCCGAAGTTAAAATAGCAGCGATTGAAGTATGATCATTCATCCGACAACGCCTGGTGGCTACGCGATCTTTTGTGATGATATCCGGGACGAGATTAACGGCAAGACTACCTTGGTCGGTACGTACAACGGCGAGATGTTTCTACAGGCGTCTCTGCCAGCAACGATTCCCCAACTATGTTGCTTTGCTACAATCATTATTGATCCGCACGCGTTGCCAAAGCAGGTAAGCTTCGAGATCCAGAAGCATTTATCTTCCGACAAAGTTGAAACAATCGTGCAGATTGGTGTCCCCCCAATCGAGGAAATGCCAGAACCGGAGTACAGACCCGGCTTCGGAGATGAGAAAAAGATCTTTGGCATGAAATTTAGTGTCAGGATGCCATTGCTATCAATTGATCGCGACATGACCCTCCGGGCTGTCGCAATAGTTGACGAAAACCAACACCGGATTGGAAGCTTGACCGTTCGTCAAGTTGAAAAGTTGCCCGCAACCTAGGCAGCCGGCCGATGCTGCCGATCAGGCAGCAACTTCCAATGTTATTCGAGTAGACAGACCGCGAACATCCATGTCATGAACGGCGTCGGTAATCAGCCAATTGGTTGCGTCGATATCTGCCTTAAATCCCAAAACGCTGACCTTCGTGCCCGGCGCCAGGCGCGGATCTCCATAGGAAAGCGTTAGCTCAAGATTGGCAGAAGCACGCTTGAGCCGCTTCGATTCCGCCACGGCAGCCGCTTTAGCGTCGGCCTCACTGGAATAGATCTTCTTCAGCCGCTTCCGGTTCGTGCCGCCGGTGCTGATCGTCTTGCGCGTTGCGTCGTCCTTGTCGTGCCACTGCGCTTCAACACCGTCCTGCGCCTTTTCGCGCGATGCGCGGCGCCAGGTATGGTTCGAACATTGCTGGCGAGAGATCGTCGAGGTCGGGATAGTCGCGCCGGTGGCCGTGGTTGCCGCGCCGATCGGGGCGAAGATCAGCGTGCCGGCCTTCACGGTCGCAGTAGCGTCGTAGCGCCGAGCAAGGTCGCGCAGGAACTGCATGTCGCTCTTGTTGCCCTGTTCGGCCGCCGCGATCGCCTTGCCAGAGAGGTCCGCATGGCACCGCGGCGTCAGGCTGTGGCGAACGGCAATGTCATCGACGATCGCGCCGATGGTCGCATCCTTCCACGTCTTGTTACGCCTGGTGCGGAAACTGTCCTTCAGGTCGGCCGAGCGGGCGCGGATCGACAGCCTGTCGGGAGGACCGTCCCATGCCACCTCGTCGACTGTGAAGCTGCCCTTGTCGACAAGGCCGGGCGTTACGGCGCTGCCGCGCTCCCAGCCAAGCTGGACGCGCAGGACCGCGCCTTCGGGCGGGATGGCGACTTTGCCATCGGCATCGTGGAGGACGATCTCCAACTCATCTGCTTCCTCGCCGTTCTTTTCCGAAAGGCGCAGCGAGATCAGGCGCGGTGCGAGCTTTGCGGTCAGGTCCTCGCCACCCAGCGTAACTTTCCATGCCGCCTTCGCCTGACTGTAGGTGGAGCCCGCCATCAGGTCACCCGCGAGAGTTCGATGGTGAAGCCGGTCTGGCGGGCAAGGCCATCGTCAAGCAGGTTGGTCCTGTCCTCACTCATGCGCTCGATCGTGTAGGTGCCGTAAAAATAGCCGCGCCCGTCCGCGAGCTGCCAGGCTTCGCCTTCGTCGGCCATTTCGGCGAGCGTCTCGATAGCCGAGTAGGATCCGGCGATCTCGGGCACCAGCATGCCGACCAGCGTGATCCGGTCCTCGCCCGGCCCGGTGAACTGACTGGCAGCGCGTGCGCCGAATCGGGGCGTGCGTTCATGCCGCCAGTCGCGATCGCGGCCCATGCGATCGAAGAGGGCGGAGTTGGTTTCGAAGACGAACATGCCAAGGGCTGCGAGCATCAGAAGCTGTCCTCAAGTCGGCTCAGGCGCTGAGATTTCTCCTTGCGCTCGATGATGCGCATGATGCGCTGGGCAAGCGCCTCGCCGTCCTCACCGGGCTGCTGGTGAATGTGGATCTCGATTTTCGAGGGCGATGCAGGCGGCGGGCCGTCGCGCGGCGCAGTGGTTTGGCCGCGAGCGGCAGGCGCCATCGCCCTGGCAATCTCGCCGATCGACAGGCGTTGCGGCGCTCTGAACTCTGCAGGTTGGGACCCGGAGGTCTCGCCGCCGCGAGCAAGTAGACCGGCCGCCATCTGGCCGACGTTCGGGGGCGAGCCATTGCCTTTCAGGATAGCTGCGAGGTTCGCGCCCAGACCGGCCATGCTTGCCCGCTCGATACCTGCCTGCGCAGCTGCCGGTGCGGCAGCGAGAGCGCCGGCGCCGGCCAGACCGACGATCCGGGTCAGCGACACGCGAGGGGAGGCAGCAGGCTTGGCGCGCGCTTCGCTGTCGCCTGCCGGGTACCGCTCAAGGCCGATGCGCGAGGATGGAGCGGCGCCGTTCAGCGGATTGCCAGTGGCGGCGAGATTGCGCAGGTCCTGCGCCGCATTGAGGCGCGCAGCATTGGTGCGCGCAAAGTCATCCGGGATCGCGGCAGACTGCATGACGGTACGCGCCATCTTTGCCGCTGCCTGTTCCGGCTTGTTTCGGCTCTGCTCGATGCCGATACCGAGGCCCTCGTTGATGAAGCCGCCCATCGACATGAAGACGCGCGAGGGCGACTTGATGCCTAGCAGGCTTGCGAACTTGCCGCCGACACCGGCCGCGAGGTTGACGATCGCCTTGATCACCGCCCCGGTCATCGAGACGATGCCGTTGATCAGTCCGGAGACGATATTCGTGCCGAAGCCGAAGAATTTGGCAGCAAGGCCGCCCAGATAGGATCCTATCGCGACGAAGGGCTTGATGAATGGCGCGACGATTCCGGCGACCTTCGCCACGAACGCGCTGGTGGCCGCGCTGATGCTGTCCCAGTTGCGGTAGATCAGCGAGGCAAAATAAATCACGCCGGCCACGAGCGGCATGAAAATGACCACGCCGCCCAGCAGCACGTTGCGGATCGTCGTCCAGTTGCGCGTGAAGGCGCCCGAGATCGAGGTCCAGATGCCCTGGAAGAAGCCGGAGATCGCGCCCCAGTTCGAATAGATGAGATAGGCGGCGCCTGCGACGGCGGCGACCGCGGCAATGACAGGGAGCGCCGAGAGCGCGAGCGCCCCGAAGCCCGCCGCTGCCCCGCCTGCCGCGGTTCCCGCCGCGCCGACACCTGCCGCGCCTGCGGCCCCGGCGGTGCCTGCGGTGATGAACAGCGGGGCAAGCGAGCCGACCGCCGATGCGAGCCCCGCTACGCCGAGCAGGACAGGGCCGAGCACCGCCGCACCGGCGCCAAGGATGACCACCCACTTGCGCGTCTGCGGCGAGAGGCCCGAGAAGCTCTTGAGCATGTCGGTGAGTGCGGTGATCGCGGGCGTCAGGGCCGGGATCAGTTCCTGTCCCACGGTGAGGCTGAGGTTCTGCCAGGCCGTGTTTGCAGCGCGCAGCTTGTTCGAGGTGGAATCGCTGGTCCGCTCAAGGTCGCCTTGCGCGTTCTTCGTATTCTCCATGATGAACGCGGCGCGCGCCATGATCTTCTGCTGCTCGGTAAGCTCCTTGCCTACCGGCTTCAGACCCATCTTGAGGGCCTGCGCCTTGATCGCCGCATCGTTCATGAAGACGCCGAAGTCGCGCAGCGGTTCGCTCTCGCCGGTCAGGCCCGAACGCAGCTTTTCCAGCGCGGTGCCCGGATCGACGTTGTAGAAGCTGGAGAGGTCCTGCGCGAGAACCGCGAACTGCTGGCTCATCCCGGCCGACTTGGCGGGATCCGCCTGGTTGAAGAAGATCCCGAACGTGTTCGCCGCCTCCTTCAGCTCGACGTTGGTGCGGCCCAGCGCCGCGCCGGTGCGGTCTGCCCATTGGTTCATCGCCTCGGCATTCTTGCCGAAGGTATAGTCGAACGCGCTTTGCAGCTCGGCCGCGTCAGCCGCAGCGGTGAAGGCGTGCTGGCCGAAGGCGATGAGCGGGGCAGTCATCGTTACCGATGCGGCGGCACCGGCCTTTCCGGCCATGCCGGCAACCTTGCCTGCGCGGGACTGGAGCGAGGCGATGCGCTCGAGCCGCGACTTCTGCGCGTCCATCTGCCGGTTGAGCCTGCCCAGAGCATCTTCCTGCTCCCCGATCTGCCGGTTGGCTTCCTCGATCGCGCGCACCAACTCCTGCTCGGCCATGGCAAGGCCGCTGCGCATGGATCCCGAAGCCAGTTCGGCACGCACCCGGGCAAGCTCGCCCTGGTTCTCCTTGATCTCGGTATTGAGCTTGCGGATCGCGGCCTTGCCCTGGCCGGCTTGCCTGCGCAGATCATTGAGGGCGGCCGAGCCTGCCTTGCCGGCGCCGACGATGTTTTTGATCGAGCCGGAGAGCTTGTCGACGCCGGTGAACTTGACCAGCAGGTTCAGCTTGTTGTCGGCCATGTTATTTCTCCGCCGTGTTCATCCGGTTCCAGCGCTTGACGGCCAGCTCGCGCCACATGGCCAGTTCGGGCAGGTCCATCGCCTCGAGGTCGGGCAGGGGCCAGTGGAATATCGCGGCGATGTCCGCGATCCATTCCTCGATCAGCTCTGGTCGGTGCCCAATGCCCTGGCGATGGCTTCCTTCATCGCTGGCGGCATAAAAAAACCTTTCACGGCCCCGGCGATCTCGAGGAGGTCTTCGGTCTCGAGCTGCTCGATCTCGGAGGCGATCAACGGGGGATTGGTGATACGCGGCAGCAGCACGATCAGAGCGTTGACGTCCGTAGCGAACAGGTCCTCGACCTTGAGGTGGCGCAGCTCGCCGGCCTTGGGTTTGCGCAGGGCCACTTCGGTAATGTCGCCGCCGGTGCGTCTGATCGGCTCGACCAGCGTGACGGTGATGGTCTGGGGCGCTTTTTGGGTGGCAGCTTCGGCCATGGCGGGCTTTCCTTCTCAGCGGCAGGCGAAACGGAAAACCCCTCCCGGCGCGCCCGCCAGAATTCGCCGGGAGGGGGAAGGTGAGGGCGCCTCAGGGGAGGAAAAAGCGCCCCCGAAAGGCGTTACGAGCCGATGGCCTCGCGGATCTCGGCGCGGCGATCGACGCCGAAGACGGTGAAGATCCCCGCGACCAGGTCGACCTCGATCAGCTCCTGGTTGTCGAGGATCAGCTTGTAGTAGCTGCAGGCCATCTTGTAGGTCGTCTCGGTATCGTCGCCCGGCTTCTGGCTGCCGAAGTCCACCTCGCTGTAGCGGCCGCGCGCGACGATTTCGGCCGCGTTGACCGCGCCGGTGGAATCGTTTTGGTAGGCGCCTGCAAAGCGCAGCTGCGCGGCATCGACAGTGGTCGCGCCGAACTGCTTGAGCGGTGAGAGCAGCAGGCTGCCGGCCTTGAACTCGAACTCGATCTTGTCGAAGCCCTGGTCGATCATGACCGGGCCGAGCATGCCGCCGCCGCGCCATTCCTCCATCTTGAGGACCAGCTTGGGAATGGTGACTTCGGGGACTTCGCCTTTCCAGCTGTCGCCGTCGCCGTACAGGTTCATATCTTTCAGTTTCGAGGGGAAGCCCATCGTAGTTCTCCTGTTTCAGGTCGATCAGGCGGCCAGTTCGGCAGCGAGGTCGGCGTAGTACTTGTCGGTGATGCGCTGGTTGAGGGTCAGGCCTTCCAGCGGAGCGGCGGGGGTGAACTCGTAGTCGATCACCAGCTTGCCGGCGGCGAGGTCGGCATCGGCATTGAGGGCCGGGTCGAACCATGCCTTGCCGCCGATCAGGCGGCCCTGCACGACAAGGCTACGGATCCGCGCGTTGATCGTCTCGAGCACGTCCTTGATCAGGAACTTGGTGAGCGGCTTGTCGCTCGCCCAGACGAGGCCCTGGGCAATCTCGTCCTGCAGGATCTGCGAGGTGCGAACGGCAGGCTCGAAGGCGAAGAGCGGTTCGTCCGAGCAAGTGCGATTGCCCCAGTAGATGAACCCGCCGGCCGGCGAGCGGACCAGCGCCGTCACTTCGGCATCGTTGAGCGTGGAGACATCGGTGGTCTCGTCCTGGATATCGAAGAAGAGGCTCTGCGAGATCCCGGTGACCCCGTTCACCGCCACGTTGCTGATCGACTTGTGCCACCCGGTCTCTTCATCGATCCGGGCGCGCAGGCCGAGCGCGCGGGCGACAGCATCGCCAGCAAAGCCGTTCGACCAGTTGGGCCAGATCAGCATCAGCTCGCGGGCTGAGAAGTTGGCGCGGTAGAGAACGACGTCCGCGATCGTGTCGCCGATGCCGGCGGCATAGATCATGCCCCGCAGTTTTTGGGCGACGGTAACGAGCGCGGTGGTGACGGTCTGCGTATCGAGACCCGGCGCCCCCAGGACGCGCGGGCGCACGCCGCAGACCGATTCGGCTGCGAGCAGAGCGTAAAGGCCGGTGTAGGTTCCCGCATCGCCGATGACGGCCGTGTCCTGATCGAGATCGTCTTCGGCCACGCGCACCACGATCAGGATGGGGCTTGTCTGGTCGTAGATTGCCTCGAGCGAGGGCTTCATCGTGCCGGAGGTGCCCGCCTTGGCCAGCGCGGCGCGCAGGTCGGTGACGAGGACCGGGGTGTCGAGAGGGAAGGCGGCCGCATCGGCATCGTCGGCGGTAACGATAAGGCCGATGACGCCGCTTGCCAGGGCGGCGATGGCGCGGGTGCCCGCGGTGAGGATATTGGTCTTGATGCCGTGCAGCATGGGTCGGCTCCTATCGGGTGAGCGGGATGGTCAGGCGGGTGAAGGCATTGGCGGCGATGTCGGTGCGGTTGCCTGTGATCGTGACGTTGCCTTGCCCGGCGGCGAGGTCGCCCTCGAAGGTCACCTGGCGGACCGCAATGCGCGGTTCCCAGCGGGCGAGGGCCATGGCCACCGCCATCGTGCAGAGGAGCAGCGTGGCGCGGTTGGCGGGGCGGTCGAGAAGATCGAAGAGCAGGCAGCCGTAGTCGCGGCGCATCACCCGGCTGCCGAGCGGCGTGCCGAGGATGTCGCCGATCGACTGGACCAGGTGATCCTCGCCCGAGAGCGGCGCGCCGGTATCGCGCGCCATGCCGGTCAGACTGGTCACAGGCGCCCCCGCCGTATGAGAGCGATGAGCCCGCGCGGCTTCATACCGGGCCTCCCGTCTGACTGCCGCCACCCTGGACGCCGCCGTGCTTGTGGCCCTTCAGGCTTACGCCGCTTGCGGTCACATCCTCGCTGGCCGTCAGCGTACCGGTCAGGTTGACGTTGCCGATGAGGTCGATCCCGCCATCGGAGGCCAGCACCGTGGTGGCACCTGCCGGCAGCTGCAGCAGCAGCTCGTGCGCATCGGGATCGTAGGTAAGGCTCGCCCCGTCCTTGAAGCGCAGCAGCGCGACCGGCTCGTCGATCGGGGCCGGGTTGGCGTGGCAGGTGAGACCGCCCACGACGACACCGGCGCCGATCTCGCCGCCGGGGCAGAGCAGCAGTGCCTGTTCGCCCACGCTCGGCGGCAGCCACGCCTTGGTATCGCCCATGCGCGGCGCCAGCCAGGGCAGGGGCGGGCTTTCCACTGCGCCGTCTTCCTCGCTCGCATCGATCGTGACCGAGCAGCGCGCGGCGGCAAGGTCGACCGAGGCGATCGTCACATAGCGCAGCAGCGCATCGGGGTCGGTGGGCGTGTCCTGTGGAGTTCGCATGACAGCGAAAATGCCGATGCCGCGCCAAGCCGCCACCCAGTGGTATTGTAGAGCGCGGCTTTCACAACGCGCACGGGTGGCAGAGATGTCGGAGGCTGGCCGATAGCTTGCCACATGGCCGATGCAACTTTCACCGCTGTCGATCTGTCCCGCCTCGCCGCGCCCGATATCGTCGAGGCGCTGGACTTCGAGACGATCTACGCGGCCGCGCTGGCCCAGCTGCAGGACCTGTTGCCCGGCTTCGATGCGACGGTGGAAAGCGATCCGGTCGTCAAGTTGCTCCAGCTCTTCGCCTACCGCGAATTGCTCCTGCGCCAGCGCATCAACGATGCGGCGCGCGCCATCATGCCCGCCTATGCGGTGGGCGCTGATCTCGACAACATCGCCGCGCTCTTCGGCATCACCCGCTTCACGCTGAGCCCGGCCGACGAGGCGCTGGGCATTCCTGCCGTCATGGAGAGCGATGCCGACTTCCGCCGCCGCATGGTTCTCGCGCCCGAAGGTTATTCGGTCGCCGGACCGGAGGGCGCTTACATCTTCCACGCGCTCTCGGCTGATGCCGATGTGCTGGACGCGAGCGCTACGAGCCCGGCTGCCGGGGAAGTGCTGGTATCGGTCCTTTCACGCACTGGAGATGGCGCGGCCTCGGTCGATCTCGTGGCCACGGTCGATGCCTATGTCTCGGACGAGACCCGCCGCCCGCTGACCGACTTCGTCACCGTCCAGTCGGCCGAGATCGTCGAGTACGCCGTTGACGCCACGTTGACCACTTTCAGCGGTCCTGACGGCGGTGTCGTGCTTGCGGCCTCGCAGGCCAGCCTCGATGCCTATGTCGAGGCCAGCCATCGCATTGGCCGCGACATCACGCGCTCGGCTATCTTCGCCGCCCTCCACGTCGAGGGCGTGCAGAATGTGGAGCTGACCACGCCTGCTGCCGATATCGTTATTTCGCGAACGCAGGCGCCCTACTGCACCGGTACCACGGTCAACTACGCCGGGACCGGCGAATGACGTACCCGAGCCTCCTGCCTCTTGGATCCACGCCGCTTGAGGCTGCGCTTGAACAGGTCGGCGCCACCCGGCTCGACATTGCCACGGCGATCCGCTCGGTCTGGTCGCCCGACGACTGCCCGATCGAGCTGCTGCCCTGGCTGGCATGGGGCCTCAGCCTCGACAACTGGTCGACCAGCTGGCCCGAGGGCATCAAGCGTGAGCGTGTGCGCCAGGCGATCTCCATTGCCCGTCGCAAGGGCACGGCGGAATCAGTGCGCGCGGTCATTGCCAGCTTCGGCGGATCGGTTGCCATTCGCGAATGGTGGCAGAGCGAGCCGAAGGGCGACCCGCACACCTTCAGCCTCGTGCTCAATCTAGACCACGCCGACGCCCCGGCCTCGGCCGCCTTCGTCGATCAGGTCATTGCCGAGGTCAGCCGCGCCAAGCCGGTGCGCAGCACATTCACTTTCACGCAGGGCATCAACACACAGGCCGGTGTCGGCCTGGTCGCTGCCGTGCGCCCCACCATCTTCGCCCGCCTGTCCTGCACGGCGCCGGCCGCGACCTGACCGGAGGAATTCATGGGTCTTACCCTCACCGTCACCAATGCAGGCCGCGCTGCACTCGTGAATGCGAGCAACACCGGCACCGCCCCGGTCACGATCGCGCAGGTCGGCCTGACCGGCACCGCGGTCACGCCCGATCCCGGGGCGACTGCTCTGCCCGGCGAGTTCAAGCGCATCGTCACGCTCTCAGGCGATGTCGTGGCCGACGATACGATCCACCTGATCGTGCGGGACGAGACCGGCGACGTCTTCACCGTGCGCAGTCTCGCGCTCTACCTTGGCGACGGCACGCTCTTTGCGATCTACGGGCAGGCGGATGTGCTGGTCGAGAAGTCGGCGCAGGCGCTCATGCTGCTCGCGATCGACGTCCAGTTTGCCGATGTCGATGCGACGGACCTGACCTTCGGCGATGCCAATTTCCTGAACCCGCCCGCGACCACCGAGCAGATGGGCGTCGTCGAACTCTCGACGCTGGCGGAGGCCATCGGGGGGAGCAGCGCGAGCCGCGTACCGGCTGAGAAGATGGTCAAGGACGCCGTGAATGCATGGCTCGATGCCCGCTTCGGCGCGAACAATACCGGCATCTGGCACCCCGGCAACGATGGCGCGGGTTCTGGCCTCGATGCCGATCTGCTCGATGGGCAGCAGGGCAGCTGGTACAGCAACATCCCGGCACGCCTCGGCTACAATCCGGTCCAGCAAGGCACGGGCAACGGACAGCTTGCCGGCAATGTCATCAAGATCGGGTGGAGTGCTGCCAGTCGCCTCAAGGCGACCGTCGACGTTACCGACCAGGGCAACCTGGTGACGGACCCTTATCTGGCGAGCGGCGGACTGGGCATCAATGGCGCCTATATGAACCGCGCCGGGAATGCACTGTGGGGGCCGGACAATGACGGCAGCGGCAGCGGCTTGGACGCTGACACTGTAGACGGCTTCCACGCCAACGCATTCGCGCGAATGACGCAGCAGAACACGTTCACTTCCGCACAGGTAATCGACGTGGCTGGGAGCCAGTTGATTATCCACTATGCTGGCGCAAATTCGCCCAGCACGATCCTGCGCGCCGATGGCTCCAACTTCTATTTCCTCTTGAGCGATCCAAGCGCAAGCGCAAGCGGCGCCTATAACTCCGCGCGCCCTTTCAATATTACGCTCGCGACCGGCCTTGTTACGATGAACAATGGCCTGGAGGTAAAGTCTTCGCTTACGTTCAACGGAAACACCGTTTGGCGCGCCGACAATGACGGCAGCGGCAGCGGTTTGGATGCGGACTTGCTCGACGGCCTGCATGGCAGCGCGTTTGCAAGAACGGATATAGGCGTCCGGCAAGCGTTCAATGGCAACCTCCTGGTGGGCGCAGCGCAGGCCGCAGGAAACGAAGGCGGGCAAATCGACTTTGCCCGGGCGCCGTCCGGTACGATGACCGGCGACCCGTCTATTGACGTTTATGGCGACGGCTTCCGGATGCTGGGCTACTTTTCCAGCGGCGTCAGAACCTTGGATTTCAACTTCGGGGCGAGCGGCGGCGCGGTCTGGCATTCGGGTAATGACGGCAGCGGCAGCGGCCTGGATGCGGACAGCGTGGACGGCTATCAGGCGACTGCGCTTGCGCGCCTGGCCGCGGCAAACACGTTTTCGGCGATGAACACGTTTTCTACGCTGCAGCAATTCAGCGGTGGCGGCCTTAATGGCGGCATTGCGCTGGTTAATCCCAACGGCGGGCGAAACTATCGCGTTTTGCAGAAGGACAATGGCAGTTTTGCGATAACCGATGAAACAGCCGGCTCCGAAAGGATTTCAATCAATTCATCCGGCCTTGTTTCTATCAACGCCGGCACAGCATGGCATTCGGGTAACGACGGCAGCGGCAGCGGCCTCGACGCCGATCTGCTGGACGGCGCCCATGCAAGCTGGTTCGCCGATATCCCCGCCCGCCTTGGTTACACACCAGTCCAGCAGGGCGGCGGCATTGGTCAGGGCACGAACAAGATCTACATCGGGTGGAGCGGCGCACGGCTTAAGGCCACCGTGGATTCCACCGATCAGGGCGCGCTGGTCACCGAGCCGAACCTCAACGGCAATGTCCTGAACATCAAGGGCGCCAGCATGTGGCGCGGCGCCTATAACCTGTGGGGGCCCGATAACGATGGTGCTGGCAGCGGCCTGGACGCAGACCTGCTCGATGGCCTCCAGGCGGCCTTTTTCCAGAAGGCCTTCACGGTGCTGGTCGATACCGCTTCTGCGCTCGTCCTTGCGTTCGAGATCGGCGGCGTCACCTGGTACATTCAGACCGGGACCGGCTACTGCGCCTCGAATTCGTCGACCACCATCACCTACCCGCAGGCCTTCTCCAACAGGTGCTTCTTCTCCGCCATGGGCGGCACGACGAACACCAGCACCGAAGGCGAGTGCCACAACACCACCTTCAACAACACGACCGGCTACGTGACCAACTCCAGCACGACTGGCGCCAATTTCACGTGGCTGGCGATCGGCCGGTAAGGGGAGATCGAGCGTGAAATACTTCTTCAGCCCGGAATCCGAAGCCCTCTATCTCGACACGGCGGGAACCATCATCCCGGCGGATGCTGTCGAGCTATCCGCCGAGGAATACGCCGCCGTCCTCGAAGGTCAGGCGCAGGGCCAAGTGATCCGGCCCGATGCCGATGGCCGGCCTGTCGCCGTCGAATACGCGGCAACTGTTGCCGAACTTTTCATGACGCTGCGCGCGCGGCGGGACGCGCTGCTGCGGGCTTGCGACTGGACGCAGATGCCCGACAGCCCGCTGGCCGATGAACTCCGATCCGATTGGGCCGCCTACCGGCAGGCCCTGCGCGATCTTCCCGAAACCGTCACCGATCCGGCCGCTGCTGAGTGGCCGGTCGCTCCAGCCTAGAAAGGAACTTCCCGTGTCCGAACTCTCCTTCAAGATCGGCGCCTTCAATGCCGAGACCCGAGCCGTCTCGGTCACCTTCACCAGTGGCGAGATCGTCCACAAGCGCGACGTCAATGCCGTGCTGAAGGCAGACGGCAGCTACGACAAGACGGCCACCAAGGCCCGCGTCGAGGAAGTTGCCATGGGCGTGGCGCACAAGATCGACGCTGGAGTCATCACCGCGGCGCCGGCCGATCCGGCCCCCAGCGACGACTGAGGCGATGGCTCGCGCCCGTTCCATGCCGCCCGGCCAATTCGATGGAGGGAAGTGCAAGTGAAGTTCGACGACTTTCTGCTCTGGCTGCTCTCGCTGTTTGGCGGCCTTGCCTTGTGCGGCGCGCGCCTGGGCTGGCTGCTCTTCGGTGTCGCGCCAGTGCCGCCGGCAGATCCGGTCGCGCTCGACCTGTGGCGGCGCAAGCGCCGATGGCTCGTGATCTCCGAGATCTCGGCGCTACCCGCCTTTGCAACGATTTCGGTGATGATCGGCAAGATCCGGGCATGGCCGGTCGAGGGCGTCGTGCTGTTCTCGATGGTGCTGGGCGCGCTCGGCTTCGCCTTCTTCCTCGACGCGCTGCAGACGATCGTACGCAGGCGCATGGGGCTTAACGGCGCGGCCGTGAAGGACGAGACGCCGTGAATATCTGGATTGTCCTGCTCGTCCTGGTCTCCGTCGCGGCATCTGCATTCGCCTATTGGCGCTCGCTTCGCCTGCACCTGCGCATCGTGGATATCGACCCGCAGTTTCGCGGACTGGTGACGCATGTGCTCGACTTCCTCTCCCACCGAAAGGACTGACCCGATGCAACTGTCCAAGCACTTCACGCTTGAAGAGATGGTCCGCTCGCAAACGGCCGAGCGTCTTGGGATCGACAATACGCCTTCCCAAGAGATCGTCGCCAACCTTCGCGGCTTGTGCGCTCATGTCCTCGAGCCGGTGCGGGCGCACTTCAACAGCCCGGTGATCGTGAGCAGTGGCTACCGCTGCCCCCAGCTCAATGTCGCGATCGGCGGTTCGAAGTCGAGCCAGCACTGCAAGGGCGAGGCCGGAGACTTCAGCGTCCTTGGCCAGCCCAACATCACCGTCTTCAAATGGATCTGGCACAATCTCGACTACGACCAGCTTATCTACGAATTCGGTGAGAGTGGCTGGATCCATGCCAGCTTCAGCGCGAACCGCATGCGCAACATGGAGCTGACAGCCGTTCGGCGCGGCGGGCGCGTGCAATATCTGCCCGGACTGGTGGCCTGATGCTGTTCGCTTGGATCGCTCGCCGCCTGATGGGTCTGGGGTTGTCGCGAGACGCGGCGGCGAAGGCAGCGCCGTGGATCGCCGGAATCGCGCTCTGTCTACTCGTTGCTGCGGCCCTTGTCCTGGCGGTCCAGTCGATCCGGACGGATGCAGTGAAAGACGATCGCGCCGCTTCGGACCTCGAGGCGCTCCAGGGGCAGGCCAATGCCGACGCCCACGCGGCCGACCAACGGCTCAAGGATGACCGGGCGCAGCGCGCCCAAGAGGACGACTACCATGATGCATTGGAAAGCCCGGCTCCCGGGGACAGCCACGATGCTGGGGTGCGCCTTGCTTGTGAGCGGCTGCGCCGCGACGGGCAGGATACAGCCGCAATTCCCGCCTGCGGCGGACGTTGAGCAAGCTCAGCAAGCCAAGCCGCGCCCGACCGCCGCGATCGCGACCGATGAGGTTGCACGCGAGGCCTACAATATCGAGATCGAGGCTTGGGGAGACCGGGTTCACGACGCTGCCGTGCGCAGCTGTCGCTGGATGAATGAGCGCGGTTCGAACTTTGTCTGCGGCGAGACGTCGGCCGAGCGGTACGAGCGGCTGCATGACTGAAGTTCAAGCCCCGGTCGACGGGCTGTAATATTTAATCAGTTAATAGACAAAAATACGATGTTTGTTTTAGATATTATTCAACAAATTATTTAATTTGAGTATAAAACACTGTGAATTTTTCTAGTTAGTTCGTCCGGAAGACTGGATATTAGTTGTTTTTGTATTAAATTCATTCTGTCTTCACTTGATTCTCCGAGAATAACTCGAATAGTTTTTTGTCCTTGCGAACCACCTCGAATTTCGACTGGGTTTGATTTGAAGTGCGTTCCTAAAAATTCCAATATATGATCGACATCTGAATTATCTATATCGCGTCTCAGTTCAATGTCTAAGACGCCTGCTCGATTACCACTTTGCCCGTTTATCAAATTTGCAATGCTTCTATGTGAAGGCTTGACGTTACTGAGTGATCTTACAGCTCGGTTCAGTTCTTTAATTTCATCGAGAATGAATTTCTCTGAATCAACTATCTTCTTCGTAGGTTCAAGGACTTCAAAAGTGCCGAACTCCTCGATGAATGAGCGGAACTTTCCCTCCTCCTTCTGATTATGAAGGCGATTGATGCGATCTGCTAACTTATCAATGAATTCGTTGGTTTGATGAATGTGTAGATCGCGAGGGTACCCGATGTGTTCGATCACTTTCGTGTCGAACGGTATTGTTGCGTAATCATCGGTAATGATAACTACTGGCTGCTTAAAGGTAATACGCATTCCGAGTTCGAACATAACGTTCGGATTTAGGCCAGAAACGTCGCAGACCACGACAGGATTCTCGTAAAGATTACTGATGATCCGACGTTGGATAACGTCGCCTTCGAAGGAGTCCGATACAATTTGGGGAACCATTCCAGCTTTTTCGATCGCGACATCGATAACCCGTCGAACATCAACCCAGTGAGATGCCTCGTACTTGGGGAGCATTGCCGCGATTGGCATGATAATGCCGCATGTGGCCTTAGCTTCCAGAGCTACCTCGTTTTGTGATTGCGGCGCCTTCACCAACTGCTCAAACCTTCCATCTAACTCACTGCTTGGATTGCAAAACAATGTCCAGTCCGCAAGTCCATTTCGATGGCTTAAGAATTGCTACTTGTAATCTCGGGCCTCAGGATCGCCAGATCGTCTCAGTTTGACTGAGATAATTTTCGAAGCTTTCAATTTCGCAAATAGCTGCAAAGTTGATAGTTTCAGAGTCTAGGCAACATATCCAGAACGATGTCGTTCACGGCATCCAGATCATCTGGCCCGAACCCCAGCAGGATGCGCTTCGGGTACTTGGCCCGCACGACCTTGCCGCCCTCGGTGCGCCCGACGAAGTCTATCAGGCCGTACTGGTGGGCGCGGGCCGTCTGGCCGACAGATCCTTCGAAGCCGATCGACACGCCATCTGCGCTCGCGCGGACCTTGAAGGAGCGGGCGAGGCGCAGCTTGCGAAACATCCGGTCACGCTTCAGCTGCCCCTTGCCGGCCTTCAGTCTGCGCGGCTTGCGCGGCTGCATCGGCGATCCATCGGGCTGGACGTTGTCAGCGATGCGCTTTGCATTCGCCTTGCGCAGCGCCATGCCGATCTTTCGCGCCGTGCGGCGGCGCTCTGCGGGGCTGAGGCTTTCCAGGTAAGCACTGACGGCAGAGTCCAGACGGGCGAAGGCATCGGCCATCAGGGCGCGACCTGGAAGGGATCATCATCGCCGCGCACCCAGATCGAGGTGATAGGACCCTCATAGTCGCGAAGCGGCGCGTCATCGGGGAACAAGGGGTCTGGCTCGTCGACAATGGCCAGCTGCCATTTGCCATCGCCCTGGTCGGCCGCGGTAATGATCTCGCGCAAGGGCAGGGTGATCTTCACATCGACGGTCTTCACATCGATCACATCGACCTCGAACGGAAAACCGGGTGTATTCGCCGTGAGCAGATCGGGCTGCTGGGTGCGGAGCCACCGGGTGACGATGAAGAAAAGCAAGGCCGGATCGTGGGTGAAGTTCTCGGCATAGACGATCAGGTCGTATTCCCACGAGAAGCCCTGCTGTCGGTTGCTGGCGGCGCGCACGTTGCCGCGCTCGACCCACATGGCCAGGCGGTCCGGATCGCGCGCCATGTCCGGCAGAAGGGCGGCGATGGCATTGCGGAGCGAAGCGGGCTTCTTCATCGCGTCAGTCCCACAGGTTCACGGTTTCGAGGGTGCCGGCGGCAGCGGACGGCGGATCCGGCAGCGTGACTTGAGTGCCCTCGGGCAGGACGGTTCCGACCTCGGCGAGACCCACGTTCAGTTCGTAGGCCCGCTCCACCACCTTCCCGGCGGTCGTGCCCAGCTCACGCCAGCAGATCAGGTCCAGCGTGTCGCCCTGCAGCGCGATAGCATTGCGGGCCATCAGATCAGCTCCACGGCAACGCGGCCGGTGCCGATGATGTCGCGCACGGCATTGGTGGCGAGACGGTGATATTCCTGCGCAGTCGTGGCTTCGGTGTCGGCGCGGGCCTGACCGTCCTGCGTTGCGGTGAGATCGCGGTGCAGCTCGGCCAGCTCGGCGGCCGCTGCAAAGCGCACGGCGCGGATGTAGAGCAGGGAGAGCCGGTGGTCGCCGCCGATCATGCGGGTCGGCTCCACCTCGGTCAGGTCGGCCGCGCCCTCGTCCTCACGCGCCGTGCGCCAGTCAGCCAGTTCGCGGTCGATCGTCAGCTGCCCGCCCTTGATCGCTTCGACCAGGCGGGCGTTCGTGACCATCTCACCGATGCGCAGGGCATCGCGCATCTTGTTGCAGTCGATCGCCGGGAACCAGCCATCGCCCTCAACGGAGAACCCCTCCGGCGAGGCAGGATCTGGCGGCAGGGCGAGGAACGCCATTTCGATCTCCTTCTGGGGGTTTCCCTTCAATCAAGTGGGGGGTGGGGAAACGGACCTTGCGGCAGATAGCCTCCGGTCCTTTTCCGCCCCCCGGCGCGGGTGGCGCAGCTCGTTATCCGGCATCGCCTGCGAGCTGCTTCAGCTCGCGCTCGATGCCTTCGATCAGTTTCTTGACGCCGCACTTCTCATGCAGCGAGAGGGCGCGTTCGAAGTGCGTCTTCGCGGCCGAGAGCAGGGCTCGCTTGCCACCGGCCACGGCATTCTCGGCGCTGGGTTCGAAGGCGTCGGCCTTGGCCTTGAAATCGAGGCCGAGGGCCTTTTCCAGCTTGGCGCGCACCTGGTCGAAGATGTCGGCGTCCGCCACCAACTGGGAGACGTCCTGCAGCACATGGAGCGGCACGGTGCCGGGCGACTTCACGCCGATCTCAGCGACTTCCTCGGCGAGGAGGGTGGCAGGCGTGCGCTTGTAGCGTTCGGGAAGCTCGATGCCCGCCCCAAGGACGTAGCGTGCAAGCTTGAGCGTGAGCGGCCAGTCCTGCACGTCGATCGCCCAGACCAGCATGGTCGAGACGATCTCGTCCTGCGCGCCGGCACCGGCATCGGCGGCGCCTTCGACCCATGGCCGGTAGTTGCCGATCATCTCGCGCTTGGTCTCGATCTTGCGCTCGGTCGACTGGGTGTTGCTGAGCGCGGCAAGGTCCTGCCCGAGGGCGGCGAGGAGGAGCTGGTATTCGCTGGCGACCGGGCCTTCGGTGGGCATCGCGGGGGCGCCCCGGACAGGCCGGCCTGCGGACATGGCGGCGAGCTTGCGCTGGAAGTTGGCTCGGGCGGGTGAAACCATGGCGGGGCTCCTTCAGGTTGGGAACCTGCCCCGCCCGGTTGGGATAGAGACGGGCGGGGGCAGGGAAGGCGGCCAAGGGACCAACCGCCTTTTTTCTCTTGGCTCGCGGATGATGCCGGTCCTTGCAGTCATCCGGTCAAAGCCTCTCGGGCATTACTCAGGGCGCGACGTATTCCTCGATGTTCTCGACGAGGCAGGCGTATTCGAGATCCTCGATCACGTAGGATTCGTTGGACGACTGATAGTCGGTGACCTGGTCGAGTTCGGGCTCGTCCTTCAGCAGGCGGCGGCGCTTGCCGTCCTGGTAGTAGAGCGAGAGGTTGTCGAAGCGGGTGATGAAGACCGTGCCGTTGGGGAAGCCCGGCACGCGATATGCAGGCAGGCCGCCGAGGCGCTTGGTCGACATGATCACGTCGCGCGCCAGTTCTTCGGTCGGTGCTTCCGACTGGTTGATCATCGGGAAGTACTTGTCGTGCAGCAGGTCAACCGAGACGATCACGACCAGCTCGGTATCGTTCTTCGCCCATTCGGCGAGCATCGATTCCTTGGCGTCCCAGACCAGCGCGTCGAGCGTCTCGTAATCGCCGCCAGCGCCGTACGTCACCTTGCCGGAGGCTGCGACCACTTCACTCAGCACGCGCGCCTCGTTTTCGGTGCGCATTTTCTCAAGCCAGCCAATGTTGACGTCCTGCAGAAGCGGATTGGCGACGCGATCGGTGGCGGCTGCGGCGCTGGTACCGTTGAAGCCGATCAGGATGCGATCGAGTGCCTGGCGCTTGAGGTTGTTGTCACGCCACTTGGTTTCGAAGTCCTTGAACTTCGCCCACTTGTCGATCTTCGCGTAGCGCATCGCCACGTCGAAGTTGGTCTGGGCGCAGGTGTAGGTCCGATCGTCCATCGCGATCGGATCGATGCCCTTCCGGCGATTGCCGTTGGCCGTGTCGGTGCGACCGGCAATGGTGCTGCCAACGCCGAGGCCGAGCAGCTCGCCCATGATCTCGTCGACCGGCTCGATGTTGATGCGCGAGAGGAAGTCGCTGGAGTCCTGCATGCGCTGTTCGAGCTTCTGCTGGACGGAAGGTTCGACGGTGAACTTGGACGTGCGGGCGACGTCCGCATCGATGCCGTTGAGCTGCGCGATCTGCGTGATCATCGCATTGAACTTGGCCCGGGTTTCGTTCTTCATGATTTGGTCCTCGAAAGGTGGGAGGGCTGGGATGCGCGGGCGATGGGTGGGTGGATCAGCAGTCGGTGCGTACGGCGTTCTCGCCGCCGCCGGTTGCCGGATCTCGCTTGGTGAAGGTGCCGGCGGGGGCGCCCTCGACCTTGGTGTTCAGCGCGGCGAGGTCGGCGGTGAGCTTGGCGATCTGCTCGCCGGTTGCCTTGGTCGAAGCCTGCACGGCGGTGGAGAGCTGGCCGATCATGACGCCGAAGGCGGCCATGGCGTTGCCGTCCGCCTGCGGCGGGGCCGGATCGTCCTGCCGCTGTTCCTGCGAGTGTTTCTGTTCCTGCTGGCCGCCGCCCTGGCCGGTCATCTTGTCGAGCATGCCCTTGATCGAGGCGAAGATGCCGGTCGGGTCGGGGTTGACCGGACCCCCTTCCTCGATCTCGATCGAGACTTCCTCGGCGGCGGTGAAGAGATTGGCCTTGTCCTGCTTGCGGTGGGCGAGCGGGGAATTCTCGCCCTGCTTGGCCGCGAACTGAAGCATTTCGGTGCCCAGCGAGGCCGGGCTGTCGGTGACGGCGAGACCGACGAGATAGGCCTTGCCGGTGCCCGCGAATTCGGGGGCGATCTCGATCGAGGAGAACAGCTTCTGGCCCTTGCGGTTGATTGCTACGAGCTGGTCGTTGGCATCGATCTGGGCGAAGAGGGCGAGGCGTTTTTCATCCTTGCCGCCGAGCTTGACGGTCACTTCCTCGGTCTTGAGCGCGACGATGCTGCCGTAGCCGTTGAACGGCGCTTCGGGGCTGAAGCCGCGAATGTGCTCCATGTTGACCCGCGCGGTGTAGGTCTGCGGGTCGTAAGTCTCCTCGGCATCGAGCAGCCACTGGCGCTCGATCTGGCGCCCATCGGTGGTGGCACCTTCGAGGGCCACTCGGAAAAATCGCGTCTTCGCCATTGGTAAGCTCCGGTCCTTGGGTCTGTCGTCGTGCGGGTCGGATCTTGCGCCTGGCGGGAACGCACCGACTTGATGAACGCCAAAGGACAGGTACCGCGGCTTCTTCGCAACGCGGGCGCGTTGTGAAGGGCAGGGCCTACAACCGCAGCCCTTAGCCGGGGCGGCGCTTCGCCCATAGCGTGGCACTCATGACGCTGGCGGCCGAGATCGACACCGAGGACGAGGACGGCGCTGCCGATGACGGCGGCGGCGGCGATGAGGCGCGCGTGCCCGCGATCGTCGCGCAGCGCACGAAGGCGCGATCGCTCTACTGGCGGGGCTGGACGGTCAGCCAGATCGCCGAAGAGCTGGACCTGCCCTATTCGACGGTTTCGAGCTGGAAGACCCGGCACAAGTGGGACGTTGCGCCCGCGATCATGCGCGCCGAGGAGGGCACGCTCGAGCGCTACCTGCAGCTGATGGCCAAGGACAGGAAGACCGGCGGCGATTTCAAGGAGATCGACCTGCTCGGCCGCCAGTTCGAGCGGCTCGCGCGGGTCGCCAGGTACGTCGATGGCGGCAACGAGGCGGACCTCAATCCCGACCGGGCGAACGGGGCGAAGGCGACCAACGCCAAGAAGGAGAAGACCAAGAACCTGATTACGTCCGAGATGGCTGGGAAGCTGCGCGAGGACATGCGCAGCTCGCTGTTCGGGCACCAGTCGGTCTGGCTGGACACCACCAGCCTGCGCACGCGCATGATCCTGAAATCGCGCCAGATCGGCGCGACCTGGTACTTCGCCCGCGAGCGTCTGCTGGTCGCGTTGGAAACCGGCAAGAACCAGATCTTCATTTCGGCAAGCCGCGCTCAGGCGAACATCTTCCGCAATTACATCGTCCAGTGGGTGCAGAAGGTTTGCGGGATCACGCTGAAGGGCGATCCCATCGTGATCCAGCGCGGCGAGGGCGAGGAGGGCGAAGGCCTCGAGCCGGTGGAGCTGTACTTCCTCGGTACCAACTACCGCACGGCGCAGGGCTATCACGGCGACGTCATCATCGACGAGTGCTTCTGGATCTACGGCTTCGAGGAGCTGTTCAAGGTCGCCAGCGCCATGGCGACGCAGAAGCAGTACACGCGCACGCTGTTCTCGACGCCCTCGACGCTGGCGCACGAGGCCTACCCGATGTGGACGGGCGAGCGTTTCAACCGCCGCCGCGCCAAGGCCGACCGGATCAAGATCGACATCGGGCACGATGCGCTGAAGGACGGGGTGCTGGGCACGGACGGGATCTGGCGCCAGATCGTCACCGTCTTCGACGCGATCGCCGGGGGCTTCAACCTGGTCGACGTGGAGGAGCTGCAGCTCGAGTACGCGCTCGACGAATTCGACAACCTGTTTCGCTGCATTTTCCTGGACGACAGCCAGTCGATGTTCCCGTTCCAGATCATGCGCCGCTGCATGGTCGACAGCTGGGACGTGTGGAAGGACTACCAGCCCTATGCCCTGCGGCCCTACGCGGGCGAGGTGTGGATCGGCTACGATCCCAACGCCAGTGAGAGCGGGACGGGTGACGACGCCGCGCTGGTCGCCGTCGCCGCGCCTACCAGGCCTGGGGCCAAATTCCGCGTTCTGGAAAAGAAACGCCTGAAGGGCAGGGACTTTCAGGGGCAGGCCGACGCGATTCGCGAAATGGCCGCCAAGTACAACGTCACGCGCATCGGCATCGATACGACCGGGGCAGGCAAGGCCGTTCACCAGCTCGTGTCCAAGTGGTTCCCGATGGCGCAGGCGATCACCTACTCGGTCCAGACCAAGACGAGCATGGTGCTGAAGGCGAAGAACGTCATCAGCACCGGCCGCCTCGAGTTCGACGCCGGGTGGCTGGACGTGATGCAGGCCTTCATGGCGATCCGGCCCGAGATCACCAAGGGCGGCACGCAAGTGACATACGTGGCGAGCCGTGCCGGCGGCGTAGGCCATGCCGACCTTGCCTGGGCGATCATGCACGCCCTGTTCTTCGAACCGCTCGACATCACCGAACCTGTCGGCGGGGGTTCTACCGTGGAGATTTCCTGAAATGACCGAGCAGACGACGTTGCCGATGGCGGCGAACGACAGCGGGGCCGTCCCCTCGGCGCAGGCCTTCACCTTCGGCGATCCGGAAAGCGTGATCGACCGGCGCGAGATCTTCGACCTGTTCGAGGTGGCTCACAACGGCAAGTGGTACGAACCGCCGATCTCGCAGGCAGGGCTTGGCCGGGCCTATCGCATGGCGCCGCACCACCAGAGCGCGATCCTGTTCAAACGCAACCTGCTCGCGGCGAGCTTCGTGCCCGGCAAGATCTTCAGCCGGTCGGACTTCGCGCGCTGGGCGCTCGACTGGCTGATCATGGGCAATGCCTATCTCGAGCGGCTCGACAGCATTTCCGGCAAGGCGCTGGCCGTGACGCCGCTGCCCGCCGCCTACATGCGCGCAGGGCTCAAGCCGGAGCAGTATTTCTGGGTGCCGCGCACCTGGTCGATCTCCGATGCGAAAGAGTTCGCGCCGGGGCGCGTACATCACCTGCTCGAGCCGGATCCGATGCAGGAGATCTACGGCATGCCCGAGTATCTCTCGGCGCTGCAGTCGGGCTTGCTCAACGAGAGCGCGACCCTGTTCCGCCGCCGCTACTACCTCAACGGCAGCCATGCGGGCTTCATCCTCTATATCTCGGAGGAAGGGCTGGGGAACGTCGACAGCGACATGATCCGCAAGGCGATGCGCGATGCCAAGGGGCCGGGCAACTTCCGCAACCTCTACCTGCATATCCCGAAGGGCAAGGAGAACGGCGTGAAGGTGATCCCGATCGCCGAGGTGGGCGCCAAGGACGAGTTCCTCAACATCAAGGACGTGACCGCGCAGGACCTGCTCGCCGCGCACCGCGTGCCGCCCCAGCTGCTCGGCATCGTGCCCAAGAACACCGGCGGTTTCGGCAATGTCACCGATGCGGCGGCCGTCTTCTACGAGATGGAGATCATGCCGATCCAGCAGCGCATGCGCGAGGTGAACGACTGGCTGGGCGTGGAGGCCGTGAGGTTCGAGAGACCGGCCATCGCGATGCAGTTGCCTGCCAGCTGATGAAATTGCCCCGTCGATAGGCGGGGGACCGGGGCGCGCCAACGCCCCAAGTCCGACGAAGCACGCTCGTCATGATCCTGATCGGTCCCGCCTCGGGACCATCCCGCCTGCCGAATCGGCGGGAGAACAAATAGGAAACAAAGGCGATGCTGTCGAATCCCCAATCCATCCTCGATCCGGTCGAGCCGGTGAGGCCGCTGGCGCCGTACATCGGCGGCAAGCGGCAGCTGGCCAAGCGCCTGGTCGCGCTGATCAACTCGATCGAGCATCGCACGTATGCCGAGGCCTTCGTCGGCATGGGCGGCGTGTTCCTGCGCCGCGACCAGCGGCCCAAGGCGGAAGTGATCAACGACTGGTCGGAAGACGTCGCCACTTTCTTCCGCGTGATCCAGCACCACTACCTCGCCTTCCTGGACATGCTTCGCTGGCAGGTGACGAGCCGGGCCGGGTTCGAGAAGCTGCTGGCGCTGGAGCCCAGCTCGCTCACCGACCTGCAGCGATCGGCGCGGTTCCTCTACCTCCAGCGCTTGGCGTTCGGCGGGAAGGTCAGGGGGCGCGGCTTCGGCGTGGATCCGTCGACGCCGGCCCGCTTCGACGTGACGAAGCTGGGGCCGATGATCGAGGCAGTGCATGAGCGCCTGGCCGGCGTCGTGATTGAGCGGCTGCCCTGGTCGGATTTCATCGCGCGCTACGATCGGCCGGGCACGCTGTTCTACCTTGACCCGCCCTACTTCGGCTGTGAGGGCGACTATGGCCGCGATCTGTTCGACCGAGGCCAGTTCGAGCTTATGGCCGAGCAGCTGCGCGGGATCCGGGGGCGGTTCGTCCTGTCGCTCAATGATCACCCCGAGGTGCGGCGGATTTTCGAAGGGTTCGAGTTCCGCGAAGAGCGGCTGACTTACACGGTGGGTGGCAGCGACAAGGCCAAGGCCGTGGGCGAGGTGATCATCACCGGCTGAGACCGGGGGCAGTGGTACATCTTGTCGATGCATCACTGCCAATGGCTGAAGTTGGCCGGTTGCGGAAGGGCAGGTCTTGGATGCCGACTCGCACTAGCGGCGGTTCATATCCCTATCCGCACCGCCAATCTTCGCCGAGATCGACATGATCGCCTGCGAGGTTGGGCCATGCTGACTGTCGTTGTCGAAGACCATCCGCACGACCCGCTCGCGCACTTGAAGAGAAGACTCGTTCGCCGTCTTTCTCGTGATGTCGATCCTTCTCACGAGTTGTAGGCTCCTGCAAACCCGGCGCGGTTCAATACGGAAAGCGCGTGAGTCTTCGCTAAGTCCAGTGTAGGTTAGGTGAATGTGACTGTGCGGAAAGGTGGAAACCGTGCTGTTTTTCAAGAAACAGGAAGCCATGGGGTTCACCCCTGTTCCAGGCCAGAGGCAGCCAGAGGGCAAGTTTGTCGCCCAAAATGGCCGGATCATAATAGCCATTTTAGCTATAATTGGGCTTGCCCTGTTGTGGTGGTTTCTTTCGCGCAATGAGCACACCGAACTTGCGGGTTTGACCCGGACGACGGGTGAACTCCTCGCGGGCGGGTTGGTAGGTGTTTGGCTGACGGAAAAGAATTCGGCCAGCCACATCAACATTTACATTGATGGCAAGAACACAGCCGACCAGACTCTGTCCGCGGCGCAGGAGGCGCTTCGCGTTGCCCATGCGGAACTTGCGAAAGCACGGGCAGCCGCGCTGGAAATGCGGGAAGATGACAAGCCCACAAGCGCGTGAAGACTATGAGGCTCTGGCGCGGGCGGCCTTCGAGGACGTCGCGTGCATGCCCGCATTCGTCGATGCGATTTCCAAGAACCCCGCGCCGCTCTTCGACAGTGCACTTGAGAGGCTAGTAGCAACCTCGCGTTATGCGGACAATTCTGTCCAACCCCCTGAAACATTCAATCTCGTTTTTGAGAATACGCCCGGATACTATGCCAACACTGACCTGAAAAGCGGGACAATCACCATCCGCCGGAGTGTGATGTCGCTTATCCGCGACATTTCCGAACTCCACACTGCCTATGAGGCACTCTATGCCTTTGACGGCAGCCTCGTTCACGGACCGACCCTGACAAACGAGGAGATCAAGAAGCTTATCACCCGTTCGGCGAGGAACTTTGTCCGAAACGAGTCTGGGGTTTGGCGGGAGGATGAAAGGCTGCGGCAGTGTTTCCTGGAAAGAACACTGCGGGACACGGGCGAGCGCGCCACCCGCCAAACCGCAACGCATTTTTTTCTCAGGCTCATTTCGCTCGCCTGCTTTGTCGTCGCCCATGAGCTCGCTCATATCTTGCGCCACCGCCCGTCGTGGAACCCGCTGCGTCGCCGCAAATCGAGGGAGAACATGGAATTAGAGGCCGACCAGATCGCCGCGAAATGGGTTCTCGACTACATATATATTCCGCCAACAGTCTTTGCTGAGGAACCGCCGGTCACCGGTCAGGGGCCGATTGCGGACATGATGATGTCAGGGCTCTGGTACCGCGAGCAAGAAAGCAAATGGCACAAAGGCGGCCTCGAAAGCCTGTTCGAGGCAATATCACATGCCGGTAACGCGCCAAATGTGGTTTACACTTCGGAGTATGAGGCCGCCCGTGCCGTCTCGGTGTCGGTGATCGCACTTTTCTTCAATGTCTGGAGCCGGGTCGAGGTTGAGGCCTGGACTGCAGGGCTAGACTTTGGGCCGGGCTATCCGTCTGCCGCAGCGCGATACGAGAACTTCAGGTCAGCGTGCCATGCCCATCCGCATTCACCGCCGGATATGTTCGACAAGCCCAATGGCCGCCGGGGCCCGCTTCAGACCGAATACGAGATGTTTCGAGATATTTTTGTTGATGTGAACGGCAGGCCCTAATCGTACTTCTGCATCCAGACTTCGGATACGGAGAGATTCCGCACCATGCGTCTGATGGCGGTGCCCGGAGTCGGTTGACGTGTTTCCGCGATGCTGCGAGGCTTGTTTCGTCGAGTTGCAGACGTTCGCGCAATGTGCATCGGATGAGCGCTCTCCGAGATCTTCGCCCTTCGATTTGGTCAATGTAAACGGCGGCCTCCAGATTTCGCGAGTGCGATGACAAACGACTGAAACACGGGCATTTCCGCCGCAAACTGGCTATTCCGAATTCGGCAACCATGCGGAGCTTCCCATCCAATTGCTCAAATGACTTTTAGGGATGACGTTTGCCGTGTCGTCCGTGCCATGTCGCATGTTTGGATTCGAGCATCTTGCGCTCCCGGCTCGCGGGATAGACAGCCTCCACTTTTTCGAGAGTTCCCATGTTCTGCCATTCTTCTGCCCTCATACCCTTCGGTCGCGCAAAGCGCGTCGATGTTTGTTTCAAGCTTCCGATTTCGGGTGGCTTGCTAGGGACTAGACGCCCCCCACTGCGGTGAAGCCAATGCCTGGGGGCGGTCCTCAGGACAGCTGTGGCCAGCTCTTCGTCGCGTTTGTGCCGGACACTGCTCAGATCTATCTCCAGCACGGAAATGTCCGCAGACCGATAGATGGCCAGCTTGCGGGGGGTGCAGGCGTGCGTAACCTTGATCTCGATAGCGAGTTCAGCGCCGCGATAGCTGCATAGAAGATCGGGACGGACATCACCGAAGCGCTGCTCTAGGACGATTTCGTCCAAAGGTTGAAAGTCGGAGTCAATCGCGCCCCATTTCTTGCGGCTTGCTAAATGCAGTCCGCCGGCCGCCTCGATGATCTGCTTGCCGAAGAGATGCGCTTGGCTCTCTCTGGCGCCACAATCCCCGCCTGATACATGGGCGAATGACCAAGCATTAATCTCACCTTGTCGTGCGATGAGAGGCCCCTTGCAGCTGACACATGTGCAGCAGCAAGCGAGACCACGAGCGACCTGTTCGATCCTAGCCAGAGCACCAGAGGCATCTAGAGCGACGACCATCATTGGGTCGTCGCATTCACCGCCAATCTCGAATCCCAGCGAGTTAAGCATAGTATATTTTAACTGAGACTAATTCTATTTGAAGACCCGTTGTTTGCGATGTCCCGATGCGCCTCTAGCTGCCTAAGAATTCATGCGCCGGGAACAGGAAGTCGTTTCTCGATCAGGTCGTCAAGAAACAGAAGACTGCAACACGATGTTGGATTGCAGCACATGGAAGTAGCATGCCCGATTGACCTGCAGCGGGAGGTTCTCTCAGAATTCATCTAGCCCCCCACACCGGGCTTGCTCACACGCGCCTCGACTGCTCGCCCTTTGCATTGAAATTACGCAGGACCGGAGAGCCAGGCCCTTGGTGCGTGTCCCACCACGAATCCCACTCTTGCGCGCACCGAAAGCGAATCGAGGGAGTTGAAGGCCTTATTCATCCGTTGAAGAGACAAATTGGGCGCTCAGCATGGCCCGATCGACCCCTGCTTCCGAGCACGCGGCATCCAGTGCCGTCGATAAATGCGCCGCCGCGATGGAGAGACCGTGACGGTCGTAGAGGTCGATTAGCTCCCGCAGCACGCTTGCGGATCCTGTTACGGCGCTCTTGGCGTCTTGAAGATTTTCAAACATTTACGCACTCATGTGAATGTGCTGGGCACGACCTATTTCGTCTGACTACGTGAAACTATGTAGGTTCGCAAATCTGCTGCTTTGGTCCGATTGCACCTTTGCGTCGAAGCATGGCTAACCTTCGATGGAATGAGTTTTTCAGTAAATTAACTCATTAGCCATGGATATATACCCTTAAGTCTTTGCCCGAATAGATTCGATCTGATTTGGGACAGAATTGCCATGGGAACGCACGACTGCAGAGACTTGTTCAAGATTCGTGAAATCGTAAATTCTTTGCTTGCCAATTCAGCTGAGCAAGCGTCGGACACTGATTCGGCCCAAACCCACTTGGGGGATGACCCTGCTGCTAGCGCCAAAAAACTTTACGCATTTCGCAGAAAGCGTGATGTGGCGTTTGACAGCATTCTCTTTGGTGAACCGGGCTGGGATATACTTCTCGACCTCTATGTAGCCACCGTCCAAGACCGCAGGATCAGCATCTCAAGCGCATGCATAGGCGCGGCAGTTCCAGCCACTACAGCGCTGCGCTGGGTCAACCTCTTGGTCGAGCGCGGAATGATCGAAAGGTACCCGGATCCTGTCGATGCGCGCAGATCTTTTCTACGCCTCTCTCACGATACGCTTCAGAAGATGGACACTCTTTTTGCGGGGGCAAAAATCATGAACGAAAATGCACTAGGTTCGCGAGGGCTGTCATGAGGAAGGAAGATGACGGTCAAAAACGCAATCGAAAATTGCTTGTAGAAGCTTGGTCGGCTGGCTTTGCTATGGCTGCAATGTACCTGCTGGCTCTCAAAATGTTGCTTACCGGGACTATTGGATGACAACTGACAGTGCAGCGCTGTCTTCGTGACCTAGCGATGTAGTCGAAATTCACGAAAGGTGGCGGTGCCTATTCCGTGGGCGGGAATTCACGATCGGACCTGAAGCAAGCATCTAGGCTACGATATCGAAGTGATCACCTTATCATAGCAAATTGGCTTGGCTTCAGAACATTGTCGCCGGGTGGGCTATGTCCTCGCGTGGGTGGGCTCGCCTGTCGCCTGCATTCCAACATTCCGGCAGATCCTGCAGGTCAACATCAGTCCCTGGAGTTTGCGAAAGGCGCGTGATGGCCATGGGGTAGGCTCGGTCCCTAAGGCTAGGACAGGCCTCCTCGACCCCGCGCGCCGCGCTTGCCCCT